AACGCCGGCCGTCTCGTCGGTGTCATACCACAGTTCGATGTTCGGATCGGGCGGCGCAGAGGTGCCCACCCACACGACATCGGTGGACCCACCAGCATGCGCGTCGACGTACTGCTTGGTCGCAGCCTCCAGTGGATCTGTGGGGTCGGCGGGAAGCTGGATCGGAACGAGAGACTTACGGCTCACCCAACCACCACCGCGGTGTACTCGCTGGCTGACGGGGCGACGGCGAAGCGCAGCGTGACGGTCTGCGTCGTCGTGCGCTCGACGTCACACTCGATGGTGTCCCATGGTGTGGTGTTGCGGTACACGTTGACGGTCACGTCCCGTGAGTTGAGGTTGTGGGTGACCACCTGAGATGTCGCCCCGCCGATGGCGAAGTCGGCGTACTTGCGGGTGTAGATGGAGTGGGTGTGGTCACTGCGTGCTGCAGTAGTAGCAGAGCCGGTGCCGGCGTACGCCACCGACACGGAGTCGGCACCGATGTTGAGGCTGCCGTCAACGTTGATCACGTTGAAGATGGGGCCGGATGCCAGCAGGCCGTTGCCGGCGACGACGGTGTTCGTTCCACTGAACTGGACGAAGGGGAGAGGGGTCGTGTTCAGCGTGATCGGTAGGTCAGCGGTGCAGGTCCAGCCAGTGTCGGCCTGGGTGGTGCCCAGCGCCACCATCAGCGACATGTTGGGGAACTTGGAAGCGGCATCGGCGTCGGTCGTTCGCGTCCACGCACCAGCGGCGCAGAGGTAGATGCCGTTCTCTTGGGCCAACGTCTGGTTCTTGACGAGCACCCTGTCGTTGGCGACGATGGAGATGCCATCGATGGTCTGCGGGGCCGAGAGGGTGATGTTGGCCGTCGTCGTCGCCCGAACAGGTGCAACCCAGGCCAGCCCAGCGGCGAGGCTGTCGACGTAAGCCTTGTTCGCTGCGTCGGTCGAGTTGGTGGGCGTCGCCAGGCTGGTGATCTTCTGGCTGGCGAAGCTGACCGAGGTGTTCGGCGATGAGAAGTCACTGAGTTTGAGGAACTGGTGAGCAGTGACATCGTGGGCAGGCGTGCCATGGGTGTGGTCGGCGCGGGGAACGTTGGTCGACGCACCGTTGCTGCTGGCCGCACCGAACGTGGTCTGCGCTGTGACCGAGCCGAAACCCTCACGCCCATGCTTGTGGTCTTCACGGGCGTAGGTGGTAGCGACACCGACGACGCTGGTATCACTGACCGTCGACTGGGTGACTGTGGTGGCAGGGACCGCACCGGCACCACCCTGAGCAGCGACCCAGCCCGAGCCGTTGTACCAGTAGAGGATGTTGCCGGTGGAGTCCATGTAGATCTGACCCTTGACCGGTGCCGATGGGGCCGACCCCAGGTTCTGGACGACGGCGTTCTGGAGTTCGTTCTTGGCCAGGTCGATGGCGGTGAGGAACTTGCGGGCCATGGCGTTCTCCTATGACAGGTACGCGATGCCGCTGAAGGCAGCGCTGAAAGTCAAGACGACTCGGGTGATTAGGGGGTAGGTGATGTTCCCGTCGACCGCGTCGCCAGCGCTGTCGACCACGGTGACGTTGGGGCGGAAGGTAAGACCGTGGTCGATCGTCCAGGTCGACGCCGAGGTCGACTGGTTGTGGACGTAGGCCAGAGCACCGCCACCACCACCCGAGAGCGTCGCCCACTGGGCGTTGTAGTCAGTGGCGTCGATCTTGGTCAGCGCCTGGCCGGCAGTGCCGCCAGCTGGCAGGCCATTGGTGGCCTCGCCACCTCCACCGCCACCTGTCTCGCCGTGCCACACCGGGAAGGCAGGGTCCCCACTACGGAACGTGACCCACCCCATGCCCACGGCAGTAGGTCGTGCTCCGACGAACTCGGTGACGATGACGCCGGCCTCGCCGTAGACCTGGGGGATCTGGACGGTCACTGCTGCCGTCTCGATCTTCACCGCCTTGGCTCGGTACAGACCGGGGAAGGTCGCCATCGCTACCTCATGTAGAGGCGGAACGTCTGGGCGCTGATCTCCCCGCCGTTGTCACCTGGGACGTTGTCGAACCCGATGGCGCAGCCGAGGTCGACGCCACGCACTGCGACGTAGCCCCGGGCGATGGCGATGGCCTTGCAGGCCTGACCGACTGCGCCGGCACCGATGGCCCGGATCGTCGGCATCTTCAGGTCGTTGAAGATGTAGCCCTGGATGGCGAAGGCGAGCGACTGCGGGGTGGTCGTGCCCTTGACCATGATGAGGCCCTCGGTGTCCTCGTCGGGATCGAGGCGCGAGAACATGGCTCGCTCGGCAGGACCAGGTTCGGGACGCGGTCGACGGGGTCGGTGATTGGGTGGTGCCACGCTTGGCGTGACCAGGTTCCAGCGATCCACGATCGGATCATCCACGGCGAGTGCTCCTCAGGTCGTTGACCTGGGAACCGACCGTATCAGTGGAGGGCCAGCGGAGGTGGCTTCTTGCTGCGGCGCAGCTGCTCACCGTTCTCGCTCATCCACCACGCCGCCAGCAGTGCAGCCTCGGCGCGGCCATCATCCTTGACCCGCTTGAAGTCGTCGGCCCGAGACGGCCAGCGCTCACTGGCACGCCGACGAGACAGCGTCTTGTCCGAGGTGAGGCTGGCCTTGCGCTTCCACACCGAGGGCGAGACGTAGACGGTGCGTATCTCCAGCGTCGCCAGGGTGCCGACGATGATGCCGTAGTTCACGCCGTAGTTGAAGGCCCCAGCGGTACCGCGGCTCCGCTCTGCACCGGCACCCACGCGGGGCATGATCTGAGCCTGCTCGACCACCGCAACGAGGACCGGTCCATATCCCTCTATCAAACGGGGCAGCAGCGCGGCGTTGACGATCTTGCCGAGCCGCGGCATGTCCTCTAGCTCCTCGACGGCACCGCTCTCGGTGTGGAGGAAGGCGAGCGCTCCCGTCAACCCGGGGTCGATGCCCAAGACCCTGGTGCCGCGGGTCACGGGGACCAGCGCATCGAACGACGCTCCACCGGGTCACGCCCGAGGCGACGGCTCAACTCACGCGAGATCAGCTGGGCGCAGCGCTCGCAGTTGCCGTACACCACAGCGGTCAGCTTGCGCTGTGCATAGGCGACGAGCAAGTCCTGCTTGGCCCGGTCGATCGCCGGGTCCGTCGCCTGCTGGGCACGCGACAGGGTCACCTTGTCCTTGGCCGCACCCCAGTTCATCACCATGTGCTCGGCCTCCATCCGCTTGACGGTGGCCTCGGCCTTCTCCTCTGCGACCTCGGCCTCTGCGAACTGGTAGGCGGCGTAGTTCTGCCACTGCACGAACTGGCTGAACAGCGCCATCATCGTGGTGTCATCGACGCCGGTCAGATCGGGAGGGATCTCCGGGATATCAAACTGCGGTCGCCCGAAGAGTGGCTCGACGTTTGCCAAGCTTGGACCGCTGGACCCGGGCGGGGGCGGGCGCTTCGACTTCGGCATGGTTCTCCTCCAGTTCCCAGCATGTGCTCCGGTACACGCAGGAGGAGCAGACCTTGTCGCCCGGTGCCTTGGCCCATATCGGCCTATCCGGTGCGATGCCGGCACGAATCCCCTGCGCCACATCCTTCGCCGTCTCCAGGACGGGAGCGATGAATGACTTATTGTAGTCGACCACGAACTCCTTGGTCGCCTGCGTGAACTTGCTCTCGTACACGAAGATGATGCGCTCGTACGCCGGCCACGCCATCCACAGGTACAGCTGACCCTGTCGCATGTGGGAGCCGAAGGGGTGGCTGATGGAGAACCAGATGTCCTCGGCCGGCTTGCCGTCCAGGTACTGCTGGTAGAGCCGGGGTGCTTCGAACCGCAGGGTGCCCAGGCCGATGCTCTTGATCTCCACCAGCGCCTTGTCCTCGGGGAGGTGGACGGCGGCGTCGGCGTGGCCCTCCACCATGAAGTTGTTGTGGCGCAGCGGGTACTCCTTGTACTCCAGGCGCAGGCTCTGGCAGAACTGGCACTCCGCTGGGGACATGGCGTACCACTGGTGGCCGCACGACATGCAGTGCCACCAGCCGACGAGCACGCCCATCTCCCAGAACCACTGCTGCCACTTGGCGTGGATGGCGTGGCCCTCGGAGAAGACGTTGCTCATCCTGAAGCTGGGGTTGGCCTTGGACACCTTGCCGACCGGCGCTCCGGTGATGGCGTAGTAGTCGTGCCGGCCGCACCAGTCGGTCTTCGCCATGTCACTGGGGTGCATGTGCTTGGACGAGTGGTCGTCGGGCCGGCCACCCGTCGCCGTCTTCATGACGTGGCGCTCCACCTGGGGGAGCAGCAGGCCACTGCTGGACTTGTACGTCCCCTTCAGTCGCTGCAGTGCTGAGTCACGGATCTCCCGGGGCAAAGTCATCCTCTTCGATCAGGACCAGGCGACGCTTCTTCTTGCCCAGTGTGATGTGCAGTGCTGGTATCCGACCGTCCATCAGGGCGTGCCTGCGGAGCGCCTCCCAGTCGTCCTCCTTGATCGTGTACTGGCGGTTGCCGGTGGTCTTCTGCTCCCATAACACGCCGGCCTCCCGGACGTCGTTGCGCTTGGACCATCCGCTGCCGCTGCCTGGCTGACGGACACCGCCACGGCGCTTGGCCAGGCGGTGCTCCTCCTTCTCCCACTCCTTCAATCCTCATCCCAGTAGCCGTCACCTGGATCGGTGCCGTCGATGCCGTGGACAGGGCAGGTCAAGTCAGCGATGCGGAAGCCACCTGTGTCACCGAACCACGGACAGGTGCAGTCTTCGGGGCGTGGGTCATCACTCATCGTCCAGCCACACGATCCGAGTCTTGCCACCGTGGCCGTGGACGTGTTCGATCGACTCCATGCCCTTCTCGTAGTGGACGACGCTTGACGGCCACTGGCTGACCCAGTGCAGCACGGCCACGTCGTCAGAGAAGAGGATGCCCTCGGCCACGACGCCGGTCCCCGAGATGCCGGTGACGTCCTCGTCGCGGTGCAGTTCGAACCGTCGCGCCGTCATGCCCTACTCCAAATCTTGCCGCACCTCACGCACGTCACCAGGTCTTCCGAGAGTTCGCTGCGCTCGGTCGTGGGATGCGGGCAGAGCTTCTGAGTGGCCTCCCGCTCGGCTACCGCCATGGCATTGGCGAACCAGCCGACCATCGTTCCCGGGTCGACACAGGGAGTCGTCCTTCCCTCCAGTTCTTCCTTCCTGATGTCGTAGCCATCGAAGATGCGGCAGAACTCCTCGGCCCACACCATCGCGTCAGTGGTTTCGAGCAGCGTGCTCATGCCTTCTTCACCTTCTTGCTCTTGGTGGGTAGGGGTGGAGGTGGCGGCGGGGTGTCACCGAGCACCAGCTTGCGGACCTCGTCTTCGATGGTGGCCTGCAGGTCCAGGTCCTCACGCATGGAGGCCAGCACTGGCTCCTTGCCGTTCCACTTCTGGCCGGCGTAGTGGTACCAAGCACCCTGCCGGGTGATGATGTCGTAGGTCAGGGCGATCGCCCACAGCTGGGACGCCAGGTCGTAGTCGCCCTTCTGGAAGGGTCCGTAGTTGGTGAAGTAGAAGGGCGTGACGCCGACACGCATCGGCGGGGCCGTCTTGTTCTTCATCGCCAGCGCCTTGATGACGAGGCCGACCTTGTTCTTGCCGGCATCCAGCAGCCACTCGTCGCGCACCACCTCGACGCGGATGAAGTAGCTGAAGTTCTTGCCCTTCCCACCTGGGGTGGTCCGAGGGTCGCCGTACATCACCCCGATGCGGTCCCGCCACTGGTTGATGATGAGGCACAGGCAGTCGCGCTCGTCCACGGTGCGGCGCTGGGACTTGGGTGACTTCCGCATCAGCTTGTTGGTGAGGCGAGCACCCAGGCCAGGGAGCGAATCGCCCATCGCCCCCTCGCCCTCACCGCTGGGGATCAGAGCCGGGTAGGAGTCCAGCACGATGGCGTCCACCGACTGAGCGTCGAGGGCTTCCAGCATGATCGTGTAGGCGTCCTCCATCACGTTGGTCAGGGCCAGCACCACGCGGGTGGTGTCGACGCCAAGCTCCTCGGCCCACTCCTTGTTGAAGTCCTCCGAGGCAACCCACAGCACCTGGTAGTCCGGGTTGATCATCATGTTGGCGGCGATGGTCTTCAGGACCATGACCGTCTTGCCGTGGGATTCCAGGCCGATGATCTCATTCCAAACGTTCAGCGGCCAGCCCCCACCGAGGGCCAGGTCGAACGACAGTGAGCCAGTGGTGGCTCGGCGGAAGGTCGGGATCTCGCTGGCGTACACCAGCACCTCGGCCTTCATCTCCTTGTTGACCTGAGCGATCAGTGCGTCCACGGCGGTGGTCATGTGTCCCCCAACAGAAAGGACGGGTGAAGGAGCAGCTTCCGCCGTCGCTCTCCCTCACCCGTCTTCGGTGCCAAAGTTATCGAAGCGTAGGCGGATACGCAACTCATGAATGTGTTATTTCAGCCGGGTTGCCAGGACGAGGCCATCCCCTGCTGGAACATCCCGTTGTACCCGCAGTCGAAGCAGTGCGGAGCCGGTGGAGGGCCGCGACGAACGCCCTCCCCGGTCCTGCTGTAGTAGCGGTTGCTCCCGCACTCAGGGCACGGCTCGGCGTCGATCTTGTGGGCCTTGCCGCCCCGCCAGGTCGTCATCGCCCCCCACAGGTTGTCGATCGTCACCTTGGGCGGTGCCTGCTGAACCTGCTGCTGCGGCTGCTGGAACTGCTGGTTCTGTGGGTAGCCACCCGGGACATAGCCAGGAGGAGGCTGCTGGGGCTGGGGGCGCGCCGGCTGCTGGCGCTGCCCGCCGAACTTGCGGGCGTACCACCCGGAGGAATCGCTCATGCCAGAGCTTCGGCCACTGTTGCCAGGGCCATGGCATCGGAGAGGAAGATCAACATGGCACCAGAGACACGCTCCTGCAGATCCTGGGCCGTGAGGCCGGCAGGATTGAGAGCAGTGGAGATGATCGAGCGGGCGTAGTCATCGGCAAGGCCGATGATCTGATCAGCCACGGTCGCCACTTGCACCTGAGTTGGCATGGTGATGATAGTAACTCATTTCCCCTTCGCTGCAGCCCAGGAGTACCCGACCTTGCTGGAAACGATAAGCGGGACCTCGCCCAGGATGGGTGACCCGTCGAGAGCACGGACGTTGGACATGGTGTGGGACACCAGCCCGAGGACCTCCTCGGCGTAGGCCTCCTCGCACCGCACGATGATCTCGTCGTGTACCTGCAGCACCATCTGCGCTGGATATCCCGATATCCACTTGTGCATGTCCAGCATCGCCATCTTGGTGATGTAGCTGGCGAACCCCTGTACGAGGGCGTTGATGGCCTGGCGCTCGGCCCGCCAGCGCATCCACTCCTCGCCCTTGTAGTAGTTCATCAGGTCAGGGAGCCGGCGCAGCCTGCCGAAGGGGGGGATGATGATCGTAGGTGGGTCGGTCGAGGGGCTGGTCGGGTCGCAACGGTCACGGGCCTCGTACAGCACCCGCTTCTTCCAGGGTTCCAGCCCGCCGAACATCTCGTAGTAGCCGTCGATGAGCTTCTGCGCCCGACGCTTGGAGCACTTGGCCACGTAGGCGATCTTGTTGACGCCGGCCCCGTAGATGATGGCGAAGTTCTGGGTCTTGCCGACCGCCCGCTGCTCGTCGGTGACCTTGGTGAGGGGGATGTTCCACATGGCTGCCGCGGCCTGCTTGTGGACGTCGTCACCCCGCTTGAAGACGACCAGCATGTTGGGGTCGCCCGACTCGTAGCCGGCCACGCGCAGTTCGATCTGGTCGTAGTCGGCCACGATGAGGACGTGACCTGGACCGGCGATGAACAACTCGCGAATGACCGAAGACTTCGGGATCTGGTGGAGGTTGGGCTTCTCCGCTGAGAACCTGCCGGTCACCGTGCCGTGCTGCTTGAAGCTGGTGTGCAGCCGGGGCAGGTCGGAGTCCCGGCGCGACAGGTACTTGTCGAAGCCGACGACGAAGGTGCCGCGCAGCTTCTCGTAGGCCGACCACTCCAGGAACAGGCGGGCCACCTCGTTGCTGTTGGCGTAGCGCTCCAGCACCGCCTTGTTCACCTGGGCGACGTCAGTCTTGGCTGTGCGATTGAGGGGGACCAGGCCCTGAGGCTCCAATGGGTGACCGTTGACACCGACCGGCGTCTCCTTGCCCTTCTCCACCTCACCGAACAGGACGTAGCGCTTGGTGGCGAGGTTGGTCATCGGGATCTCGTCACCGATCAACTCGCCCACCTCCTTCTCGATCCGGGCGATGGAGTCGGTCAACTCGACGCCCACCTTCTCCATCGCGGTGAGGTCGATCGGGAAGCCGGCCGACTCCATGTCCATGAGCACCGGGTACATGCTCATTTCGAAGTCGTAGACCTTCAGCAGGCCGCGGCGGATCAGCTTGGGCCACAGCCTGGTGAAGAGGTACCGGGTGTAGGTGAGGTCCTTGTTGAGGTACGAGGCGATCTCATCCAGGCCGAAGCGTTCGATGCCGGCCTTGCCCATCGACGGGTACCACTTCTTGCGGTCCTTCGGCTGGAACCAGTCGATCGTCAACTCCTTCAGCCCGTACTGAGGGAGTGACTCATCGATGACGTGCTGCACAACGAGGGTGTCGTGGTAGGGACCAGGTGGGATCTTGCCGTAGTACTTGGCGATCGTCTCCAGGTCGAACTTCAGGTGGTGGTTGAGCTTCGCCCGGTCGCTGAACAGCAGGGGTTCGATCAACTCGGCCACCTGGTAGGGGAACAGCTGCTTGGGTGGCGGGGCGTAGGTCGCCGGCACAACGTGCTCGACCATCCGCATCGACGGCTTGCCGGTCGGGGTCAGGCCGCGCTCGTCGTTCCAAAGCACCGAGGCCGGCGTCTTGGCCTTGCCTCCCACCGTGAGCCTGACCCCCTTGGGGTGACCGCAGGGGATCAGGAACGACTGGGCGGTGCAGCCGAGGCCGCACCACACCATCTCGTTGGTCTGGGTGTCGAGGCCAGTCGTCTCCAGGTCGATGACGAACATCGACTCACCGCGGAGGAGGTCGACAGCCCCCCTGACTTCCTCCGCGGTGAGAAGGACGTGCGGATACCTACTCGTAGTCGTCCATCATCTCGTCTGCGATCTCCTTCAACTCCTTGCGAGGAGGGATCTGCAGGACCGTCTTGTCGTACAGCTTGAACGACTTCAAGCGATCCTCGTCGGGGACCGGGGTGTCGTAGTCCTCGGTCAACGCGGTGCGCTTGATGGGGCTGACGTTGTACTGCGTCGACTGCTTCTGGCCCGACTTGTTCACCAGGAAGAAGCCCTTGGTCAGCGGCCCGATCTTGGCGTCGTTGGCGTAGGACTTCAGCACACCGAACAGGCGTGCCCCCACATCCCAGGACTTCAGCGAGATGTCGCCGTTGGCGTCGAGGAGGAATACGTTGAAGGCCGACACTGCCTGGGGACGCACGCCCACCTCGCACAGCGGGCACTCCTCGCCCACCGTCTGCAGGCACACGTACGAGCGGGTGCTCTTGCCCTCCTTGGTCTGGCGGTCGACCCAGTGCCGGCGATACGCGATGTACGGGGCCTCTTCCGCGAAGGCGATGATCTGGCTGCGCTCCTCGGGGCGGAAGCCCTGGGCGAAGGTGGACGTGGAGTCCATCACCTCTTGGGAGCCGCCCCAACCACCACGCAGGGCGTCGTGAGCATCACCCCCAGCAGGAGGCGAGGACCGGTCAGCCGCACGCTTGCGAGGCGGTTGTGAGGACTCGTCGTCCTCTTCAGGCGGCTCCGCGAGGGTCGGCGGGGCTGGGGGTCGCTTGGATGGCATGTGAGCTACCTCGATTTCGATGTGTCGTGATCGGCCTGGAGCGCAGCGAACGCTTGGCCTACTTCAAGTGCGAACGAGCGTGTCGGTGGGTGCCTGTTGAGGATCACCTTGTGCTTGTCAGCGAGCCGAAGGATACATTCGATCTGCTCCCGTGTCCACAACCGACGCCCCTTCGTCGGATGTTTCGCACCCGGCTTGGCCCGGGTGGGCTGGGACCGGTACGGGGACCGAGGGAGCAGGCCCTGCGTCTCCCACAGACGGATCGAGTTCTGGCTGTAGCCCAGCGCCTTGGCGAGCGCTGAGATGGGGAAGAACTGGACGACCTTGCCCTCTACCACCCCATCGGTGGGGTGTCCATCCCATATCGGGCTATCGGTGGGGGTCGTCTCCTTCTTGCCACGGTTGACCGGCTTGCGCCGGCCGGGGTAGTCCAGGTCACCAAAGAGACGGTCGACCGACGAGTCACTCACTCTGTACGCGCTCCAGCATTGCTCGGGTGGCCTCACGCCACTGCACCAGTGGGGTCATGGCCCAGGTCGGCATCTGTCCCCCGGGGTACAGCGACTGTACGACAGACTGGAAGATGTCATCGGCAGACACCTCGGTGTCGACGCGAGCCAGCCGAGGCCGGCCGATCTTGCCGTTGCTCGCCGGCTTGCCGGCACGGTACGCCGGCACCACGCCGTGCTCCTGGGAGCGGTGACGGGACTGGGCGTTCTTGGACTTGAAGTCGTCGCGTCCGCACTCCGGGCAGGGGTCGGCTGCGACGTGGGACATGGCGTGCCCGGACAGGGCCTGGGCGTTGGGGAACACCCGATCGCAATGCGGGCAGGGAAGCTGCTCCGGGACGTTGAGGTAGTTGCTGCTCACTTGCGACGACGCTTCTTGGACTCAGCGATGCGCTGGGTGATGAGCATGACGCGGAACTCACTGCGCGTCGGACGGGTGCCCTTGGCGTACTGGTAGCCGGGGGGCCGGGTGTAGTGGCGATTGAGCAGTTCGCCGTAGTGGTTGATCGAGTCCCGCCGCTCCATCCCACAGCGCTCACAGCGCAGGGTGAGGGGGACTCCGAACATGGGTGTCCAGTTGCTGTCGTAGTCGAACCACGAATGGCCCAACGTGTTGCAGCGCAGGTAGCCCTGGTGCTCATGGTCGACGGTGGTCTGGAAGGCCTCCCCAAGGAGGCCTTCCAGATCAGAGATCGTCTCGCTCAATGTGTTACCTCGTAGGTGTGGTCACGGGAGTGTGACACTACCCCACGTTAGTAACTAGAGGCAAGACTCTTCTCGTCCTCCCATTCGTCAAGCGAGATCTCCAGAGCGCGCTCGACCAGGAGGGTCTTGGAGACGACGCGACGGTTCGCCTCCTTGTCCAGGCGTGCCAACAGGGGTGCCGGCAGGCGCACCTGGATCTGCACGCGCTCGGTGTCGTAGGTCTTGGGACGGGGCATGGTTCCTCCTTTCGGGAGCTTGGGGGGTGTTAGTCAGCGTCGTCGGGGTCGTCGTCATCGACCAGGAAGAAGGCGAAGTTCTCGCTCTCGTCGTAGATCGAAGACGCCTCGGCGTCGGTCAGCTTGCCTTCGAAGATGGCAGCGAGCAGTGCGTCCTCGTCCAGCACCACCTCGGTGCGGGTGCATTCCGCCAGGAGGTTCTTGCGTGTCAACAGCGCCATGGCAGCGACCTCGTTGAGCCGCTGGGATGAGCGACGGACGCGGCGGATGGCCGTGACCTTGCGGTCCTTGGCCTTGCCGCCCTTGTACTCGGCGTAGGGCACCGGCTCGGTCAGTCGGAGAATGCGGTGACCACCCTCCTGTAGCTCGCCGGCCTGCTCTAGGACGCCCATGAGGGCTTCCTTGCCCTTCTTCTCGCGGTACTCGGAGCGCTCGCGCATCGACCGGTTCTGCAGGTAGTCGCCTACCTCTGTCTCTAGGTCGAGGGTGGATTGTCGCGGGCGCTTGGTTGGCATGCCACCATTCTAGGGCACAAGTGGGCAGGAATCAACTTCTAGCCGTCGAGGAACTCCCGCAGGGACTGGAGGTCCAGTTTCAGCACGCCGCCCTTGTCGAACTCGCCGTCGATGAAGGCCCGGGCGACCTTGGCCTTCTGCTGGAGCATCTCGTACATGCGCTGCTCGATCGTGCCCTGGCCGTACATGTAGACGATGCGGATCTGCTTGAAGGCCGAGTCGGTGCGGTCGATGCGGGCGACCCGCTGGGCCAGCGCGCCGGCCGACCAGGGGAGGTCGTAGCTGATGAGGTGGCTCCCCTTGCCGAGGCTGATGCCGTAGGCCCCGGCGTCAGAGGACAGGAAGATGCGGCAGGCCGGGTCGTTGTTGAACCGTTCGATGCGGCGGTCCCTCTCCTGGGCCGAGGTGATGTCGCCGGTCAGGGTGGTGAAGGGGATCTTCAGCTTGACGAAGGCCTGGCCGATCATCGCCAGCATCGGCTTGAAGAACGAGAAGATCACGACCTTGTGATCAGGGGCTTCGTGGAGGATTTCACTAACCGTCTCCACCAGGGCGTCCAGCTTGGCGTTCTCCAGGGGGAGGTTGTCCAGCAGGCCGGCCTGCTTCATCTCGTTGGCGTACTGGCTCCCCATCTTGGTGAGGGGGGAGTCGAACTCGTCGGCCGACCAGCGCAGCAGGCGTGGGTGGCTGGAGAGCATCCGCATGGCGAGCAGGCGGCTCATCACCGCACCCAGTGCCTCGCTGCCCTCGGCAGGGGCGTGGCCGTAGTGGGCGTTGACGTCGAAGTACCCACCGATGCCGGCAGCGATGGCCTTGTCCAGTGCCTCGCTCAGGTCCCGCCGCACGATGTCGTGGAGGCGCATGGTGACGCGGTCGAGGACGACTGGCATCTCCATGTCGATCTTCTCGGGGAGCCACTCAGCGATGTCCTCGCGGGTCCTGCGGAACATCGCCGGCCCCAGCCGGCCGGCGAGCAGGTGAAGGTTGCGGTAGCGAGTAGGCCTCCCCCAGCCATCGCGCACGATGAACGTGCGATCGAAGAGGCCGAAGGTGCCCAGCACCGAAGGATCGATCGCCTCCATCAACGAGTAAAGCTCCTCGGGCCGGTTCTCCACAGGTTGTCCAGAGAGTCCGAGGCGCACTGTGGATTTCTTGGACAGGACCTTCGACCGCTTGGAGGTCTTGGAGGCGAAGCCCTTCAACGCTGTGACCTCATCAAAGATGAGGAAGTCGACCGGCAGTAGCTCCTTGATCTCCTCCCAGTCATGCACAAGGCACTGGTAGTGGAGGATCGTGTAGTTGAACAGGTGGGCGCGGCGATATCCCGATATCCGCTGGCGCTTGTCGCCTTCGATCACCTGGACCCTGGCTCGGGGGTCGACCTTGGCGATCTCCCGGACCCACTGGTACTTGGTGGACTTCAGGGCGAACACCGCTCCGTTGGTCACCACCCGCTGCTGACGCAGCCGGCGCACGGCGACCGCCGAGGTGACGGTCTTGCCCGACCCCATCACCATCGCCAGCAGCATGCAGTGCCGCTCCAGGATGCGGTCGACCCCCTCCACCTGGTAGGGCCGAAGGTCCATGGCTCTAGCCTGCCCGCCGCTGGCCGATCTTCTTCGCCGGCACCCGCTTGGCCGGGGCGATGATGGGCGGCGGCTCGGGCTTGACGTGGGCTACGCCGACGATGGCCTTGGCACCAGCGTGCTTCCGCACCGCCTCCCGCAGGACCGAGTCGTCGTAGGGAGCGTGGACGTCGATGGTGCGGCCGTCGTCCAGGAGGAAACGGTGGATGACCCACTCGTAGACCGCCGTGTACGTGCCGTCGTCGTTCGCTTCCAGCTTGGTGATCACCATTGTGTCACTCTACCCACCCATCAACTCCTCGTAGTTGAACCTGGTGCCCAGAGCGTTACGGATGGTCCACACTGGACCTCCTAGAGAAAGACACTCCTGGTTGTACACGAAGGCGTACTTCTCCACGTCGACCGTGTCGGTGACGAAGTCACGCCCGTCCCTGGTGAGCCGCCAGAAGCCGACACGGTTGGAGCCATCTGCACGCTCGCCTGGTTGCGCTTCGATCAGCCCCCAGTGATGACTCATCGTGGCGTCACCGCCTGGCAGGTTGTATCTGAGGCAGAGCGGCGGGACGTAGCTGTAATCGAACGGGTCGATGTTGTAGAGGACGATCAGCATGCGTGCTGGAACGTGATACAGCGTGCGGCGGTACACCTGGACGCGCTGACGACATAGGGTGCAAGACTCCCCATTCCTGAAGGGGGTGCCCGGTACGTAGTCGCCGTTGATCACAGTCCGAGGCGTCGGGTACTGGCCCATGAGGCCAGGAGCATGTCATCGTCAGCGACGTCGCCTACGTCCTTCGCTGCAGCACCGTCTTCATCCACCAGGCCGTCGTAGCGCCAAGGGACCACAGCGCAGCCGCCGCGGCGCAGCATCGGCCCCAGGATCTCCGCTCCGTCGTGGCCGGCCTGATCGTTGTCGAGGGCCAGGTAGACGGTCGAGAAGGCCAGTGAGAGAAGGCGGGCCTGGTCCTTCGATACCCAGGCCCCGAGTGAAGCGACAGCCGGGATCCCGAGGCCGAAGAGACGCACCGCATCGAGGGGTGATTCAACGAGTACTGCCTGGTCATGGGACTGGATGAGAGAGTAACCGAACAGGGTGGTCGACTTGGGGACTCCCTCGGGGAGGGTCAGCACGCTGCCGGCCTGTCGGTACTGGGCACCGAGCAACTCACCGTCCGGTGTCCTGATCGGGAGCACCACCTGCTTGGTGTCGGCCGAGTACCTCACTCCGTAGGCGTCGAGGGCCTCCCGCCGAAGAAAGCGCCGCTCCATGAAGCGGCGTGGCACCTCCCGGAAGACGTTGAAGAGGGTGAAGTCGGTGAGCCGATGCAGGAGTGGGACCACCACCTTCTGCGGCTCGGCACGGGCCTCGTCCCAGCGCCGCACCAGCGACTGGTGTTTGAGATCCATCTCCAAGTCTTCGGGGGCATATCCCAATATGTCAGTGTGCAGGCCGGTCAGCGTGCCGGAGTAGCCGCAGGCGAAGCAGTGGTGGAGGAACGTGACCTTGTTGATCGACCACGATGGGTGGACGTCGGGCTTGCCCGTGCGTTCCTCATGCATCGGGCACGCGCCCGATATCTCCTTCGTCCCGTCTCGTAGACGCTGGACCCCGAGGTCCTCTAGTACCTGGAAGAGATCAATTGAGGGCATGCTCCGGTTCCTTGAACTCGGCCGGCGGGATCTCGTTGACCTGACCGCGGGACCAGTCCCAGCGGAGGATCGTCTCGGCACGGGGGCCGGAACGCGAGGCAAGCACCTTCATTCGGATAGTGACAGCGGACTGGTCGGACTCGGACTCATCGACACGTTCGACGCCGAGCAGGACGTCGGCCGACTGGCCGAACGCCTGGGTGTACATGGGGCTGAACATCGTCAGCCCGCCCTTCGAACGTGTCATCGTGGCCTGGGTGGTCCCGATGATCGGGATGGACTGGGACTGCGCCAGTTCCTTCAACCCGCGTGCAATCTCGGTCAGCGCCTGGGCTGACCCCTGTTCGATCTTCGGTGTCTCGGAGCGCATGAGGTACAGCGCGTCAACGAGCACCACGTCGGGGCGGTAGTCCATGATCTTGGCCTGCAGCCCCGAGATGGTCATGCCCGACAGGTCGGCCGAGGTGATGAACGAGCGCATCGACTCCAGGTTCCGCAGGGCATCATCGATCGCCTTGTACTCGCGGTTGTTGATCGTCCCGTTGAGGATCTTGGTGAGCGACACCTTGGAGTAGAGAGACATCAAGCGGTCGTGCTGCTCGGCGTTGGACATCTCGAAACCGATGAACAGCGGGACCTTGGCCTGGGCGTGGATGTGCTTGGCCATGGCGAGCAGGGTGGCGCTCTTGAAGGCCTTGGGCAAGCCGATCAGGACCACGAACTGCTCGGGCTGCAGCCCGCCCGTGACGTAGTCGATGCCCTGGAAGCCGGTCGGGATGCCGCGCAGGTAGCCGGGATCGGAGCGCCGATCTTCCATCGTGTCCAGCAGCCCTGTTCGCTGGTCGGTGAGGTCCAGGTCGAGAGCGGCGTTGGTTTCGCGAGCCACCTGCAGCAGGCCCTGCTTGATCACGTCGAGCATGGAGTCGAGAGAGCCTGGCTCGTCGGTGGCGTTGAGCAGGGTGATGGCCTCGGTCAGCATCTCGGTGGTGATGGAACGCTTGCGGCGCTGACGCAGTCCGTCGAGGAAGAACGCCAAGGGCAGCGGTGACACCGGCCAGTCGTACGAGGGGAACTTGTCCTTCATCACCTCCAGGTCGGCCGGCTGGCCGTACCGACGCCAGTGCTCGGTGAGGTACTCGTAGACCCGGCGATATCGATCGTCGGAGAAGAAGTCCGGTGTGATCTTGCCGGCCACCGCGATGGCGATGGCCTGGTCGTGGATCAGCTTCGACAGCAGCCCCCGCTGTACGTCCATGTCAGGTGTAGTCCTCTCCCCGGATCACTTCGCGGCCCAGCTGGCCGTAGCGATCAAGGCGTTGTGGGTCGGAGTCGTAGACGACCTGCAGACCTTCTCGATACGGCAGCAAGGAGCAGAACTGATCGAGAGAAACGTACTGCAGGGAGTCGTAGGGCAGGGGCATCGCGTCGAGGAACGCCGCAGCCTGGTCGGCTGCCTCCTCGCTGATGAACGTGACGATCTCTGCCCCGAAGTCGGGGAAGCGCCGCTTGTTGGTGGCGAGCCGGCGCAGTGGCGTATCAAGCCAGTGCCAGTGGGTGGTGAAGTGCGGGTGACTCCACCGATGGCGCTTCTCGTCTTCCACCTTCTCGACGGTGACGAGCACGCCTTCCAGAACGACGATGTAGTGCGGCCGTACAGAGACGGCTAAGTCACCGTGCTCCATGGCGAACGCGTAGAAGGGTCATCGGCAGCTGCTCCCATAGCCTCGTTGGATTGTGCCCCAGTCCGTCCCCCCGATGAGGTTCCGCTTCAGCGAAGCCTCATCGGTACCCCCCACCGGGGGGCCGAGCTATGGGACTCCGAACCGTAATACATCGCGGTTGCCGGCGCAACCCTCAACCAAACTTGCGCTTCTTGTACACCGGCATCCCCCAGCCGACCAGGCGGTAGTCCTCGGGGTCACCCACCTCGCCCTCGGGCAGGGCTGCGAGACGAGCGCGAGCGGCATCGATCGCCGGCTTCTCGGCAGCGATCCGGGATTCGAACTGGTCGTGGAGACGCTGGTTCTCCTCGCGCCGCGCCCGATCGATCGCCGGGTCGGGCACCTCGGTGGTGCCCCACCACCCGGTGAACAGCTGCCAGGGGGTCTGCCCATCGCGCAGTTCAAGCGTTGAGTGCGGGTCGGCCAGGTCATCGAAGAACGCCATGAACATCGCTTCGACGTGCTCGGGGGTGTACCCGTGCTTCAAGAACATCGTGTCGATGTAGCCCGAGGCCGGTCCCCGATGGCTGGGGCGGTGGCTCTTCCAGAGCGGGTAGTGGGGGATGACCTCGGAGTACCAGAGCGTGTCGAACTGGCGGGCCAGAACCGTCCCGGGCCGATCGCCGGCACCCACAGGGGCCGAGGTGGGGTCCTCCCCGATCACCCCCGAAGGGTTCAAGTCCCCTTGATGTTCGCGCTCGTACTTCAAATCGGGCCTCCCTTGGTCGCACTCGCGGTGGACAGGCAGCTTGCCGTGGAGCCACCCCTCCTTGGGCTGGACGGGGAAGCTGCAGACGCAGCACGCCCCCGTCCAGCGGTTCACCTTGCGGACGTGGGGGTTCTGGTGGGCCGCAGGCCCATACGACGACCAGTTCTTCTCCGTAGGAGAAGAACGTTCTTCTTCTGATGCATTTGCATCGCGCTTTGCATCGAAGAGCAGGGCATACGAGTAGCTCTGGTGGCCGGTCGCAGTGACCCTCGGGGTGCGGTGGATGAACCCCAGTTCCTCGGCTCGGATGAGCAACCGGGACACCGTCGACTGGTCCAGGTTGACCCGGCGCGCAAGCTCCCGCGTGGATGGGTAGGGGTCGGGCAGGTACTTGGTCAGCGCCCGCAGGACCGACAGCAGGTGCCGCCAGGTGTGCTTGGGTATCTCACTCGGCCGCTTGAAGCTGCTGATCTGGACTGCTACTGTTGTCACGGCTGCTCCTACTTTCTGTTGGCTCCACCGCTGAGAGTAACGCACGCGAAGAGGCCCCCCGAAAGGGGGGCCTCTTGACGTTCCGGGGATATGGCGATATCAGGCGGTGGCGACCTTGCCCGTCTTCGGGTCGATCTCCTCGCCGGCCTCGTTGAAGACCTTGCCGGCCGAGTCGACCGTCACGCGCATGCCCGCCATGTCGTGGGTCATGCCGCCGCGGTAGGCCGTGGACATCGTGGACATGGTGTCGTACGTGTTGACGTGGGCTGCACCCGTGCCGGCCGAGCGCACGATGTTCTGGACGCCGAGACGGGTGCCCTGGTCCCAGGAGTCGGCACCCATGCCGAGGAAGATGAACTGCCAGTTGTAGACCTCGGTCTGCGTCTTGATCTTGGCCGTCAGCTGCTCCCAGGTGTACTCGCGGGAGGCGTTCTCCTGACCGTCCGTCTGAATGACGATGATCACCTTGTCGGGGCGATAGTCCTCGGACAGGCCCTCCAACCGGAGGCCAGTGACGATGAGCATCCGGCCGACCGCGTCGCGCAGCGGGGTGTTGCCGCGAGGCGAGAGGCGGTACTGACCGAACTCCCCGAGCGGCCCGTCGTGGATGACGTGGAACGGGTCCTCGCCGTCGAAGTCAGCGAGCAGCAAGCTGCAGTCGCCCTCGACCTTCTGCTGCTCGGAGAGGAAGTGGTTGATCGCTCCCTCGGCGTCGTGGCGGATCGGTTCCATCGAACCAGACCGGTCGATGATGATGCTGATGTGTGTGGCGTCCCTCATGGGGCGTCCTCCTTGTTTGTCGGGTTCGGTGGGGGGAAGTGGGGATGTTAGCCCCAGCGCTCCTGGTGCTTCGCCAGGCGCATCTTCAAGCGGTAGGCGATGGAGTCCGACCAGCCGTCGAGGTGGTCGACCAGCTTGGTCAGGTCCTCGGCGCTGAACGCCACCCGGATGAGCGGCTCCTCGGAGTCGCCGTTGAGGGTGGCTCGGGGCGGCGGTGCCGGCGCTGCGGGTGCCTTCTTGGCGGCGATCTTGCGTGCCGGGGCCTTGGTCGGTGCGGGAGCGGCCCGCTTGGTCTTCGTGGTTGTTGGTGCCATAAGTGCATATCGTACCACCGTTGGCTTGAAACGCGAAAGAGCGGCCCCGAAGGGCCGCTCCTTGCTCACCCTCCCAGGCGATCAGGCTGCCGAGTCAGCTGCCAGATTGTCGAGGTCCTCCACCAGGTGGCGAAGGGCCGTCTCCATGGTGCGGGCCTTGCGGCCTTCGACGGTGCGAGCGTTCGTCGCCCGCACGATCGAGGTCAGCATCGCCTGCATGGTGCGGACGCGTGTCTCAGCGTCACGAACACGGTTGGACGACCAGCCGCGCACCTCGTCCAGGGTGCCGACGATGCGGTAGATCCACTGAGAGCGGTGGCCGGCCGGATCACACGGCACGTTGATGCTGTCATAGTCCCCGAGGAAGTTACGCAGATCGAAGATCGCCGCTCGCACCTCGTTGTACCGGAAGCCGAGGGCCACCATCATCTGGTTGATGTTGGCCCCCTCCGGGTGGTTGACGAGGTAGTCCCACAACTCGTCGCGTCGCGTCTCACGAACGCTCATGCTGCTCCTCCTGTGATCTTCTGCAACTCACCGTCCCAGTCGACGTTGAGCGTCCCGGCCATGCGGAGGTCGAGAAGGTTGAGCAGCGCCCGGATCTTGTCGAGGGAGGAGCGGAGCAACTCCATCTCATCGTCGGAGAACCCGACGTCCTGGGCAGCCTGCAGAGCATCTTGGAGACGGCGCTGGGCGTAGGCCAGGTGGCCTTCGATCTCCACGAAGCGGATGGACTTGGCCTCGGCCTTCTGCGCCTTCTGGCGCTGAGTCATCTCCCGGGTCTGGCGGCGGCGCTCGGCAATGTCCTTTGCCTCGTCCACCACGCTGGTCCCCTTGCGCTGGGCACGGGAGCGCGCCGTCTCGGTGGTGTTGGCGAGAGAGGAAGCGCCACGGCGGTGCGTGACCTGGGTGATCGGGACACCTTCCGCAGAGGCCACGGCCTCTGCAACGTCGGCCTTCTCGGACTCCAGAGCCGCCAACTCCATGGCGTCGGTCAGGGAGTGCGTACGATTCGTACGCACCCACTCGTCGTAGCCCTTGGCGTACTTGCGGATCAGTGCATCGCTGCGACCGACCGCCCGGGCGTAGGCGCGGAACTTGTACATCGGCCCAGCCGGATCGAGGGTCTGCTGCCAGCGGTACTTGGCGAGCGCTTCAGAGGAACGCTCGGCGCTGACCTCCAGCTTCTGGTCCTTCTCGATCACCTCCTGCGGGATCGTGATGGATGTGGTCATGTGTCTCTCCTTCAGTGAGATATTCGGTGCGGGGACGGTACCAGTTGGGTAGAAGGGCGTCAACCTAAGGAGAAAGAAACACCGATACGTGTGTAAGGCTCCCCGGATGCTTCTCGGGATCTTCGCTGTCTGGCTCGCCATCCTGCTCGCTGAGTCGTGGCTGGAGATGCCAGGATGGGCCTGGCGTGCCACCGCTGCGGTGCTGGGGGTCGCCTGGATATGCCTCTATGACTGGCACCACTGGTGGCAGGGAGTGGGGATAGGTGGGGGAGCCGTCGCGTTAGGCCTGGTCATGGACTTGCTGCTGGTGCTCACGGACTTTGTTAGGGTGCAAGTCCTTAACCGAACCGGGCCAAGGAGGCCATTGTGACCATGAATCTTGTGCTAGGAGCCGGCGAGATGCCGGTGAAGGCACTGACCGCTTCGCTCCAGGACCTCTGGGACAAGGCACGCGAGACGAACGACAACTTCTGGTTCGTCGTGCAGGCCAAGGCCGAGCCGACCGCCACCGACAAGGCACTGGTGGCCTGGTTGGTCAAGAACGACGTGTGGTACTCGCTCGTCAGCGACGGCACCGACTACGACCCCATGTACGACGAGGAGTCCCAGGAGGTGACGCCGGTCAAGCGCCTCGCTCCCGGCGTCGTCAAGATGATGCAGGAGGGACCGGAGGAGGGCGAGACGGCCCAGCTGCTGGCCCTGTTCGTCAGCGACGACTTCTCGGCCGAAGAGGACCGCTGGCTCAACGACGTCGGCGCTGCCGTGCAGGAGGCCGGCTACGTCGTGCGTGCCCTCAACGACGGCCTCGTCGTGGTCGATATGACCGACGACGGCGAGGACCACGCCGACGAGGACGAGATCGAGGACGAGGCCGAGTCCCAGTCGCTGGCCGAGAAGCTGGACGAGATGAACCGTGAGGAGCTGATCGCCTACGCCCAGGGCCTGGACATCACCTTCCCGCCGCGGACGCGCATCAACACGATGATCGCCACCATCCTCACCGCCGATGCCGGCGCGTCGGGTGCCGAGGAGCCACTGGAGGACGAGACGGGTCCCGAGGAGCCATCGATCCTGGCCTCGGTGAGCAACCTGCCGCCCGTCACTCAGGCGGCGGGACTGTCGGCCCCGGCGATGCTGATCATCATCTCGGGCGGGCTGGTCACGGCGCGTGTCATCACGGCCGAGACGGCTGATGCGCTGGTGAATGCCTGACGATGTCACATTCTGTAGAGTGAGGGTTCACCAGCCTTAGGGCTGGCGGCGGGGGAGAGATTCCGCCCTCTTCCTCCCGGGGTGGGAAGGCTGGTCCGCCGCTGGCCTTTCCACCTGCCCTACGACCAGGGTGACACGATGTTCTGTTCGCTCGGTGCTGCCGGCGTGAGGTACGGCAGCACCGGGCCGGCATAGGGCACCAGGGGGCGCGGCTCGTTCCACATCGGGTCCCCTGGGTAGAGCACGTCGAGGTGGCCGTGGACCTGGATGCCGGCCGGCACCCACTGGTACGCCAGCCCCTGCTTCGCCGCCTCGGCATCGGTGAGCGGCGTCGAGGCGTCCACCTTCCAGGCGAACAGCCGGCCGAAGGTGGAGTTGCGGAGGTTGTACCAGCAGCTGTAGCTGGCGTGGGCGTTGGCCGTGCCGCCGTACCAGCTGAAGTCCTCATGCGCCCCGTACTTGGTGTCGCCGTCGAAGTAGGGCCAGTCGTTGCCGTTGTCGGGCAGGTTCCCCGGCTCCGCGCACACCTGGTCGACGTCGAAGACCCCGCTGCCGATGGAGGTGTCGTAGGGCATGAACTCCAGGCGCAGCATCCCCGACACAGCCTCACCGATGTCGCGGATCGTGCGGACGTGGGTGAAGCCGCTGCCGAGCGGCCACGACGGCGTCCACTCGCCATCGCTCAGTGGCTCGTAGCCCCAGTTCGCCATCGTCACGCGGTAGTCGGCGTCCCAGGTGATCAGCCCGACCTTCAAGGTGCCGGCACCACGCACCTGCATCTGGATCGTCAGGCCGCTCTCACGTCGCCGGCCGTAGAGCAGCGGGAAGATGTCGCTCTCCAGGACCAGGGGCAGGGTGGTGCCGGTGACCCGGCCGCAGTTCGTGCCGGCACCAGGCGGGGCCTCTGCGACCCGGGCGATCGAGCCGTTGCTACGCCAGAAGTTCGTCGTCTGTTCGAAGCTCGGGTTGGGGACCAGGTTGAGCCGCTGGGGGTAGATCCAGACGTGCTGGGTGCGCGCCGTCTCAAAGGGGACCGCCGCCCGTTCGACCAGCAGCGTGCCTGTGGAGGCGTTGGGCATCGTGGCGGCGTCAGCGCCGGCCGACACATCGTCCCAGTAGAACAGCACCCGCTTGCTGGACAGTGTGGTGTCGACGGCCGGCACCACGCCATCGCTGGCGTGCAGCAGAGGGGGATCCAGGAACCCGGCGTCGGTGACGAACATCAGGTTGTCGGACGCTGGTGCGCCGACGTCGAGAGCGAAGCCGATCGCCTGCACTGGTGTCGTCACCGTCCCAGGTGGGATCACGAAGCGAGAGGACAGGGCGATCTCGGCCACATGACGGGAGCCGACCGTGGAGACGGTCACCGTCAGGGCAGGGCCAGCGACGTAGGTGCTGCCCCACCCGAGGCTGTTGACCAGTGTGGGGACCTTGTTGATACCGGCATATGCCGTGGTCGTTGCTGCACCGTCGCCCTCGCCGTAGACCAGCGCCGGTGCCTTGGGGAACAGGTACATCTGCACGCTGCCCCCGGCCCAGCCCGCCTTCAACGTGGAGAGGAAGGCCGAGGTGAAGTAGTGACTCACTCTTCGTCTCCAAGGTAGAAGGGATCGAACGCCGGGCTGGTGCGTGCCGGCCCGACCAGTTCGGCTCCGGTGTCGGTGGGTCCACCTGGGTGGGTGCCGGCTGGACCAGTCAGGGACAGAGTCGCCACGAACAGGTCGGAGGAGACGGTCGTAGCGCTGCCGACACGGTAGAGCGACGCCCCGGAGAAGTGGACGTAGGGCGAACGGCTGGTGTTGGTTCCGGTCACCCGGCCCACGATGGCGATGGCCGGCACCACCCAGGCGGCGTTGGCTGGCACGGTGCCGGTCACCGTGGCTGGTGCCCAGTTGCTCACTCCCCCGGTGAGTGCGGGAGTCGCCGCCAGGCCCGCGGCCATGCTGATGAAGTCGCCAGGCCGGCCACCTGAGGAGAAGAAGAACAGGTAGGGCTGCATCCCCGGGCCGGTGAACTCGGTGGCGCAGGAGATGGTGAAGGTGAAGACGTCACCGGGGTCGCACGGCGTGCCCACGTCGAAGGGGAAGATTTCCAGCGGGGGGTTGGGTGCCTGGTTGGCCTTCTTGCCGTCGCCACAGGTGATCAGCAGGTCGACGGTGGCGTCGGCCGGCGCTGTGTAGACGTGCATCATCCCCTTGCCGGTGACCGGCCCTGGGGCGAACCCGTACGTCCCGTTGGTGAAGAAGATCTTGTCGTAGCTCGCTGGGCTGGCCGGGATGCCCGAGCCGGTGGGCTTGGGGTAGGTGAGGTCGTGGATGCCGGCCCAGTTGCCGGTGCCGTTCATGAACTCGGAGTCGTCGGGCAGGATCATCACGTTGCCCGACTGCGTGACGTCGCAGTCGCACTTGGCGGCAGCATTGATCAGCGACCTCATGCCACCGACCGTGCCCCGGCCGCGGTAGAGGAAGCCGATCTTGCTGACCAGTGCTCGGTAGGAGTAGTCGCCCAGCCCTGGCTCATATGGCACGCCGAAGTTGTCTCCGATACGACGCAGCAGCGGCATCGGGGTGAAGTCGGTGTGGTACATGTCGAGCGACGACTCGACGTACTCACGGGTCATGTCGAACTCGTAGCCGTAGATCTGCAGCCAGCGCTTCAGGTCGCCACCGTTGGTCCCACCGCGCTGCTGGTCGTCCAGGTAGCGGTAGTACGGAGGCAGCCCGTTCCACAGGTGCTCGGCGTGGTGGAAGTTGCGCGGGATCAGGCAGGAGTGGACCGCCGAGCGCACCCAGTCGAAGCCGATCTTGAAGAACAGGGCGTAGTAGTACCAGCGCCCCGGGGTCAGGCCCGGAGCAGCCGACGTCTCGGGAGGGCGAGGGTCGAACTGGTTGGGCGTCATCAACTCGGTGTTCTTCATCGGGTCGTACGCTGTGACCGTCCCGCCCGACGTGTAGGCAGCGTTGCCGGCCGAGTCGCGCAGGGTGATCGAGTTCGCCGTGACCGCCTGGACGAAGAAGGCACCGTTGGCCTTGGTGTTGCCGACCACCCCTCGGACGAGGACGAAGTCATCGACGGCGAAGGTGTGGGGGTCCGAGGTGGTGACCACGATCGGCGTGGCGTTGGTCGCTCCCGTGATCGTGTAGTCCACGATGGTGGACAGGTCGCTGTAGATGTAGCCGCTGGGATACAGGCCGGCCTTGGTCATCCGCATGATCGCCTGGCCGTCGTTGACCGTGGCCGGGTAGCCCATGGAGGCGCGGATGATCGCCACCTCGGACCACGTCGGGTTCACGATCAGCTGCGGCGGGATGTTCCACTCGATCTCGATGGTGTCGTAGTTGATCGGCTGGGCGTAGAGGCCGCCCTTGCCGACGCCAGACGGAGTCCACCCCGGCAGGGTCGTCGGATATCGGATGGCCGTCTGCTGGGTGCGGGTGCTGGTCGAGCCACGGACGTAGTCGCCGCCCAACACCTGGCCCTCGACAAGGGTGCGCTGCACCGTGAAGGCCGGCTGCTCCCACCACTTCGACGTGTCGTCCTGCTCGGTCCCCGGCCACCAGGGGCGGTCGAGAGAGGGCGGGTAGATGTCCAGCTGCGGGCCGATCGGTGCCGGCGTGAGCACGGTCGACGGGCCGGCCTCGCCGCGCACCAGGGCGGTGGTCGGCCCGCGTGGTGCCGGCACGATGGTGGTCGTGGGGCCTGGCTTCGACGGCTCCAGGTCCGAGGTGGGACCAGGAGGAGACGGTTCGATGTGCATGGAGCGCGTGGCCCCGACCGGCTCCAGCACCACGTTCTCTCCGGTGAAGGCGGTGAAGGCCCCCGAGTCCGAGGCGATGCCGGCGAAGGAGTTGATGTTCCACCCGAACTTCTCGGTGCCACCGGGGGCGTTGCTGGCCCCGACACCGTTGGTGATCGAGACGTTGGAGATCCAGCCCTTCAGCGGCAGCTTGCCGTCCTCTCCCCCACCGATGGTCACCTGCTCGGTGTTCATGTACAGAGCGGTGACAGGAGGGTCATCGAAGGTGACGGGTTCGCCCTGGAGCGTCCAGTCGGTCGACACCGGGACCAGGGGTGTGCCCACCGGGGTGAGCACGTCGTCGGCCAGCCACCAGGACACCACTGCACCAGTGGTGGAGTAGTTGGTAGTGACCGCCAGCCATCCCCACTCCACCGCATCGTCGTCCCACATGCCTTCGACCACGGCGCTGATGTCGTTGGTCTTGCCATCCGCCGAGGCCCAGAAGGTGAACGAGTTGCCCTTGCGGCGCAACGAAAAGCTGCAGCCGAGGTTGGTCGCCGGGTTGTTGGTGTTCCACTTCTGGACGATCACCTGCTCGGTGTCGAGCGGCGCAGCCGTGAAGTTGATCCTCACCATGATGCTGAAGTCGCTGGTCACGGTCGAGAGGTTGGGGACCGTGGCCCGGCAGTACTCGCCAGTTGAGCCAGCGAACGCTGCATATCCCGATATGGTCGGCGTCAGCGACTGGTGCAGCGTGATGGTCTTGCCGTTGGCCTCGTTGAAGACCGTCGTGAAGTCTGGCTTCCTCAGAGACTCCTGGTCCAGGCGGAAGACTTCCTGGGCAGCAGCGGTGTTGTAGATATGCAGGTAGGAGATGCGCCCGCCGAACCAGCTGGTGTCACCCTCGGTAGCCCCGATCCAGAAGGGGCCGTTGCCCTGCACCAGGCCGGTGGTGGGATAGGTGGTCACCACCGGGGTGCCGATCACCTTGTAGGAGTCCCCGAAGTCCAACGTCTCGTAGAGGGTGAGGGTCTGCTGGTTGGGCACCGACATGTCGATGTTCAGCCTGACGTAGCGGTACGAACCGTTGATCGGCATGCCGATGCGCGGAGAGGTCGTCGTGTACTCAGTGGCACCAGTGGCGTTGGTCCAGGTGAAGAGGAACTCACCCGCTGGTGACAGGCGCACCAGGTACGAGTGGTTGTTGCCGGCCGACCAGCGTCCGCAGATGGTCTGAATCGGACCCTCGTAGTGGGACACGGGCGGCTCCTCGGAGTCCACCACCAGCTGGCCTGTCCAGCGGTCGGGGGCGAGCCGCATCGTGATCGACATCGACCCGGCGATGGCCGGGAAGGCGGGAGGGCCGGCCGCCGTCGTCGTGGCGTAGTTGCCGAGGGTCCCGGGGAAGTAGACGTAGCCCGAGTCGACCGCCTCCTCATCAGCGGACTGGTTCCGCACGACGGTGACGGTCTGGCCGGTGACAGCCGTGATGGTGGGCGACGCCGGGTCGATGGCCAGGCAGGTCTGGTCGATCAGCAGGGCCTCGGTGTCCTGGAGGGGCACACCACCGGGACCGAACGAGGTGCGAAACGAGATGTTGCTGATCGCCCCGTCGAAGTAGTTGCCGATGATCAGCGTCGCTATCGAGGCGAACATCGGTCCCGAGGTGGGTGTCTCGGAGAGACGGGTCCAGTCCCGGTTGTTGTCGGAGGTCCAGAAGCGGACGTAGCCAGAGGTGCCCGACTCGTAGGAGACGGCCACCCGCTTGGCTGCCTGGGGGAGCAGATCGAGCACGGGAGACTCGATGAAGTTGTCGTAGTTGTTGCCGTCCGTCGACCACCAGAAGGCCAGGGTCCCACGGCTGGTGAGCAGGAAGGTCCAGCCGACGAGGCCAGCGCTGCCCGACTTGGTCATGATCGCCCGGTTGCGCCGCGGCGGCGTCCAGTCGTTGGCGATCAGGCGGGCTTCGATCACGAACGAGGTGTTGTCCTGGAAGGCCACCTCGTTGGGGACCGTGAGGAAGTTGCTCTGGGTCCCGGGGAACACGATGAAGCCGAAGTCCACCGGCACGAAGTTGCGCCGCACCGTGACCGTGCCGACCGGCAGGGCGATCGTGCCGGCGTGGGGGTTGGCCGGAATGTGCTCGGAGGCCAGGCGGAACATCTCGTAGCTGGTCGACACCTCCGACCCGAAGATCGACATCTCGTAGAGACGCCCGTCGAAGGCAGCCCCGATGACCAACGGCGACGTCGAGTTGAAGACCGTGCCAGTTAGGCCACTCTGTCGGGTCCCCAGCACCTTCCAGGTGATGCCGTTGTCGGGCGAGAGGTAGAAGTCAGCGATGCGGAAGCCGCCGATGATGTCGGTGTCGATCCGCGCCACCTGGGGGGAGTCGCTCGCCGGCACCGGCTCGGGACAGGTCAACGTGTAGAAGACCGAGCCGTCGATGGAGTAGAGGAACTGCAGGCACCCGCTGACGCTCATCATCACGGCGTAGGAGCGCTGGCCGGCGTTTGCCCACTTGGAGATGATGGTCTGGTCGGTGAATGGGGGCCAGGTGCGCGGGAGGATCTTGAAGACGAACGAGGTGGGGCCGGTGATCTCTAGGGTCGATGCGTCAGCCAGTACCAGGTCGTTGCTGAGTGTCCCGGGGAACTGGATGTAGCCGCTGTCCTTCGGGGCCGGGTTGCGGACGACGGCGACTGACTGGCCCGTCCCTGCGGTCAGGGAAGTGGTGAGGCTCGGGTCGACTCCGATGAAGTTGTCGGCGTCGAGGCGGAAGACCTCGTTGCCTTCGACCGGCGTGGCCCCGGACCCCGTGCGGATAGAGACATATCCGATGTCCCCGTCGATCGACGGGCCTGAGGTGACCGTGGATGACCACCACCCTGCTCCGATCCGCAACGGATTGGTGCTGTTGCCGATCGGAGAGGCTCCCGCGGCGACGTTGAAGCTCGCCGTCCACGAAGCAGCAGCAGGAGGGGTGAGGCTGTCGACCAGCGAGTACCACACCTTGTGCCCAGCAGCCCCGGAGGGGTCGAAGAAGATGCTGTACCAGACCCACTGCCCGTTGGCGTCGAGGGTGGTGCGGTTGAGATGGCGGAAGTACGAGGTGTCGTTGGGACCCCAGGAGAAGAGCAGGCCATATGGGCCAACCACCACCCGGTAGACCAGGCCCTTGCCGACCGGAATGCTGAAGTAGTTGGGGGTCGTGTCGCGCTGGCGCATCCGCAGGATGATGTACATCGCCGTAGAAACGTCGAGGGCAGCGGCGTCGGGGATCTCCAGGTAGTTGCCCGACGTGCCGGGGAAGGTGGCGTAGCCAGGCCCGATCGCCTTGGGCGTGGTGGTGATGGCTGCAGCCGTGCCGGCCGGCAGCGACGCTGCGAACGAGGTGGCCCCGGGGACCACGCCACCGAGGTCGACGTTGCCATCGAAGCGGATCGTCTCGATCCCGTCGTCCTCCTCCGAGAAGAAGTACATGCGGCCGGTGAACTGGGCACCGAACAAGAAGTTGCCGAGGTTCAACGCCACCGAGCCGGCCAGCTGGGGCGTGGAGCCGGCACCGACACCGGTCACTGCCGTGCCGAGAGCCGTCCACGTCACCTTCAGGAACTCGTCCTCGTTCTGAACGCTGTACCAGTAGAGGCACTGGCCGCTCGACACTGTGACCTTGGCCCTGATCCACACGTCCATGCCGACCTTCAGGCCAGGGATGTCGGCGTTGGCCTGTATGGCTCCGATGACACCGCTGGTGGTGTTGAGCACCTGGATCAACGGCCGCAGCCCGGTGTCCCCCATGATGAGTTGGGCCTGGCCGTTGTTCCACACCCCCATAGCGGCATATGGGGTGATGGAGCCGAAGCGCACCCGCGTCGTGAACTGCAGGGTGCCCATGGAGGACAGCTGCGCTCGGCTGATCTTGACGTAGTTGCCCTGCGCTCCGGGGAACGTGAGGAACCCAGCCGCCTTGACGGGGGTGGTGCCGAGGGGGGTGACAGACATGACTACGTGTTGGCCAGACCACCGTCAGCGGTCACCCACAGGCCATCGTGGATCAACTCGTCGGGGGTGTAGTAGGAGGGGTAGTTCGCTGCCGACACCGTCTCGTCGTACTTGATCGGATCGATGCGGGGGATATGCAGGTCGTCCACGATGACGTCACCGATCTCACCCACCGTGATGGGTGTCGGGGAGTAGCGCACGAAGGTGAAGCTGATCAGAGCGTTGGCGAGCGGGGTGGTGTTGGGCGACGACTTGCGGGCGATGACCACGTCCCAGTCGACGTACCCGGGCGTCGATGGTGGGCCGCCAGCGCCGGCATGAGGGTTGGGGTTGGAGCGCACGACGTAGTCCCACCACGACCCATCCGCTGCCGACATGATGATGTGGTCACCGACGTCCACCGCTGCCAGGTTGGCCGTGCGGTTGTCGCTGCCGGCGGAGGGCAGTGTCGTGTCTCGCGCCGATATCGAGATATGCAGGAAGTCAGGGTCCGACGAGGTCGAGTCGTCGTAGAGCCGGTAGTACGTGGCGGTCGGCTCGGGCGGGCTGATGCCGGCTTCGAACTTCCAGCTGCTGGTGAACAGGGTCTGCACCGGAGCCGGGGGAGGACCACTGAACACCAGCGGCTCCACGTACACGGTGCCGCTCTCTGACGGGGGCCGCGAGGTGGTCAGCCAGGTCACCTCGCACCAGTCCACGCCCTGCACCGTGAGCGTGGCCCGGTAGATGTCACCGAGAGCGACGCGGGTCCCGAAGTCGACCATCTCGTAGCCGAGGAGCCGACGAATCACGGCGTCCACGGTGTCGCGCACGTTGAGGCGGTTGAACACCTCGGCCACCTGGATGTTGACCCGGATGAACAGGTTGGTCCACAGGTCGTCGCACATGCGCGGGCCGGCCACGACCGTGGAGCCGATCAGGATCTTGTCGGCCATGGTCTGCTCGACACGGTTGCAGAGCCGCTCCATCTGGGCGTCGGTACAGGTGTCCTGACTGGACGACAGCGTCGGTGCCACCCACACCTTGACCGCCGTGTACACCGTGCCGTAGGCCACGCTCTTGGCCACGCCGGCCGTCTGCATCGCCAGGTCGGCGTAGTCGTTGAGGGTGACCGCACGGCTGCGGATGCGTGCGCCGGCACGGGGGATCGAGAAGCGCATTGATTCGACGGACTCGCGGTCAGCACCACCGCTGGGCGGCAGCGGGTTGGTCACCGACACCTGCCACTGTTCGAAGAAGCCGGCCATCGGCACGATGGTGGTGATCTTGTTGGCCCCGACCTCGTTGGCAGCGGCACCGATGCCGTAGCGGTAGGTGGCGAACAGCTGGGCCTGAGCGGCAGGGATCCGGCCCGACGTGTTGTCCCCGAAGCAGACGTGGGTGAAGCCCTGGTCGTCCAGGTAGGTGGTGAACACCGACTGGGTCGGGCGTGCCGTCGCCAGGTCGGTGGTGTAGGTCCACACGATCTGCTGGTAGCCCTCGCTCGACACGATGCGGAGCGAGCCGGCGAAGATGCCCTGCTGCCGGAGGATGAACTCGGTGTTGGCGACACCGAAGGCCGTCCCGATGGACTGGTCCCGCACCGTCACGCCCTCCTGGGCGAGCACGGGGACCAGCACGGGCGGATCGCTGGGCGTGAACGTCACCGAGTTGACCGTCTCGAACACGACGGAGTCCCCCGTCGTCTCGGCCGAGGAGTAGCACTTCGTGCCGGCCGGCACGGTGATGGGGTCCATCGGGTCGGTGGGGTCGGGCGTGTAGGGGGTGAGCATGAGGTCCACCGACGCCGCCGCCGAGCCGGTGGGCTTGTAGCCCAGCATGTCTGCGATGTAATACACCGACTGGGGGCGGATGGCCGTGGCCAGGTAGGCCTCGCTGGCCGTCCGGTCGATGTAGAAGTTCAGGATGTCACTGACGTAGGCGAACAACTCCAGGATCACGGTGCCGAAGTCGGTCGTCTCGCCCACCGTGGTCCACTCGGGCATGATCGTGTGAGCCAGGCGCACCAGTTCGGAGCGCAGCGCCGTGAAGTCGCGGTTGGTGTAGTCGAGGATCAGTCGGTTCTTCAGGCCTTCGTCGTCTAGCGAGACGAGCACGCCGATGTCGGACATCTGGATCTCCTAGAGGGGTACGGCCGGGGTGGCGTCGTGCAGAGCTTCGATGTGACCCGGCAGGGTCCGACCGAAGAACTCCGACGACGGCAGTTGAACGGTCAAGAGGCTGGGGCCGGTCAGCGACGAGGCCTGATAGCTGATCTTCACGTCCACCTGGGCCTCGGGCACGCCCGAGGTTTCGATGATGACGTACTTGATGGTGCAGCGGGGCACCATGTTGGCGAGCCGCGTGCGGACGATGGAAGCGGCGTCCTGGCGCTCCAGTTCGTCACGGGGGTCGAACAGCGCCGACTGCAGGTCGCACCCGTGGTGGGGACGGAACACGCGCTCGCCCTGGTTGGTCATCAGGGCGTCGATGACCTGGGCGCGCACGATCTCGTCGTAGTTGATGGTGCTGCCGATCTTGCCACCCTGCACGCGGAAGGGAACAGCGAGCGCTCTCATATCAGTCCTCGCAGTCGGGGATCGTTCCAGGAGGAGATCCAGCGCTTCTTGTCGGTGTCGAGAGACAGCGACGGCCGGCCCTTGGGCGGGTCCTGCTGCTCCCAGAATGGCTTGTGTGGCGTCTCGGTGAAGCCGGGGGTCGGGTCCTTGCCAGGCCGGGTGAGGAACAGCACCGTCTGGTACTGCTGGTCGGTGGCGTTGTGGCCCACAGCGCGGACGAACCACTTGCCGTCACCCTCGGGCTGGAAGTACTTGGTCGCCGCCGTGACCACCTCGACGCACATGCCAGGCCAGATGTCAGCGTCGCCCCAGATGCGTGCCACCCCCGACTCGGCCCACCCATCGGCCCGTGTCTGCCATGCGTCCACGAAGACCTGGGCCTCCACCTGGTCACGGATCAGCTGGGTCGATTCGAACACGAAGCCGGCGAAGTCACCGGACTGGGTGATGGTCTGCGCCTCGTTGCCGGTGGTGAAGTAGCCGAACTTGATGCCGAGGTTGTCCTTGACCATCTCGGACATCTTCTGGCTGGAGAAGTCGATCAGGGTGCGGTCGGTGGTCCCGAGGCCGATGCTGGACTGGCCCGACACCAGCCGGCAGTAGGGGCCGACCTCGCGGAAGACCTTCAGCGGGTCGATGATCTGGACCACGCCGTAGCGGGGGTACACCGACCAGCCGATCCGCTTGGCGAGGTTGGTGATCATCGTCCAGTCGCTCTCGTCGGTCTGAGCGAGGCTCCCCCATAGGTGGGTATGCGAGTGTCCACCTGCGCCCAGGCCGGCGTTGTTCACCAGGTCGCCGGCCACCGCTGTCGCCGTGCGGTTGGTGAAGAAGCGCGGCTTGCCTTCGAACATCACCTTGGAGGGACCGAGAACGCTCAACGTGAACGTCAGCTGGCTGGCTGCCTGCTGCTCGTCGGTGACGCTGGCCACGTAGCCCTGGAACAACTCCGTGCGCGGTGGTGCCCCGTAGTAGAAGGAGATGGGCGAGTCGACGATGCCGTCCGTCGTCGTCAGCGAGGTGGAGATCATCGAGATGGTCGCCGCATCGTGGCTGCCCTCGGTGACGATCATCTCCAGGTTCCTGGCCACGACGTCGAACTCCTCGCCCTTCAGCTGTGGGCTGAAGACCGGGACCCGGCCGCGCATGGACCGGCCGGCAGTGCCACCCGCAGAGGGGTCGAGAGAGGTCATCGTCATCAGGCCACCGGCAACCTGAGGAACTCACCCGGCATGAGATCCAGCGGGTACCAGACGTGCGGGTTCATCTCGGCCAGGACGTGCCACCGGTTGGGGTCATCGAGGATCTTGAACCCGAGGAAGGGGAAGTTCTCCAACTCCTTGGCGTAGTAGGCGGTCGTAGCACTGGCAGTGTCCTGCTCGGTGGTGACGCGGTAGAGCGCCTCGCGCAGGTCGGTGCGGATATGTAGCGACGTCTTACCCACGTCGCCAGCGAGCAGCGGATAGCCCCGGGTGCTGTAGGAGTGGGAGAGGGTGGCCTGTCGGTCAGACACCTCGTAGCGGGAGCCGGGCGGGATCATGTGCCGATGTCCACGTTTGGATCGTTGCCCGGATCGGTGCCGTCAGCGAAGTGGTTACCGCTAGTGGCATACACCCGGATGCCGTAGTTGAACTGGATGGAGTTGGCCGAGTAGTTGGTGATGGTGACATCCTGAGAGGGCGAGGCGGCGTGGAGAACAGCGAATGAGTTATCGCCCTTCGACCACAAGAAGCCCACATGGCCGGTTTCGGGAGTCGGATCATCCGGGTGGAGATGGCGCAGGAGGACGTCACCCTTGATGCCACTCTTCATGATGGTGTCGAAGATCTTCTGCGAGGACAACTCACCTTGGGGCTGGCCGAAGCCCCACAGGCGCTCGACAAACTTGTTGTCGCCGAAGGTGCCCTTCATCCCGGCAGTGCTGACGATGTTCCCGGAAGCTTTGCCGTCAGCGAACTTGGCCCAGCCCAGGTTGGAGGCGATCTGGTCACCGTCAGGGTTCAGGGAGACGAACCCGGCCCACACGAAGCTGGAGCAGTCGGCACTGCCCCACAGTGCGTTCCGTGCGCCATTCGCTCCGACGTACTTCGTACCAGCCTTGTCGGACTCGTACTTGGCGTTGTCAGCAGCGCGCCCACCGATCGTGTGCTCGTTGCTGAGAGCGTTGCCATCGGCATTCAGCAACGTGCTGTCACCGTTCAGCCCGATGGCCGGCCGCTCGTTGTCTTCGTTGTTGCTCGGCCACTCCAGTTCCGAGAAGGTGAAGTTGAACTCCGGGGCCTTCGGAATGTCGTAGGGGATGGTGCGGTCGACGTTGACCGTCTCGGTGGAGAACGTGCCGATGTCCCGCACCGGACCCATGTAGATCACGCGCATCGTGAGAGCGATCCGCATGCGGGTCGGCGTCATCTCATGGGTGAACTTCTCGTAGATGATCTGGCTGTTGATCGGCCGACCCTGCACCGTGATGTCCTTGGAGAACACGACGGTGACGTCACGGGGATTGACCATCATCACGCCCGAGTCAGGGATGGTGTTGTTGGCCCCCGTCCCTCCCGGTATCACATTGCGGACCACCAGGTCGAAGTAGTCCATGTCCTCCAGCACGCCGCGGTTGCCGGGGGCCATCGCCTCGGTCTGGCGATCGAAGAACAGTTCGAAGCTGAACTCCAGGATGCTGGGCGGTGCCACCAGGTTGCCCGAGTCGAAGATCGTGTTGAAGGGGTCCAGCGCACCCTGGTCCAGGTAGTTCACGTACTGCCGAGTGATGGTCGTCGGGTTGTACATGAAGTAGAGCCGGCACGTCGAGGGCAGGTCGGCCGGGTTCGTCTGAGCACGACGGATGTAGCCGCGCATGACGTTGGCCGAGGACTGGTTGCCGCTCGCCCCCTGCTTCAGGAATGGCATCCCGTGCCCACCGGCCTCCCAGGAGGCGAACGGTGGGTTGGTGCGCCAACGGGTCGTGCCGGCACCAGTGATGGCGGTTCCGTAGTCGAGCCACTCATAGCCCGACGTCGTCTGCTGCCGGCCCTGGGCATCGGTGGCCGTCCGGGGGGTGACGAACGTCGGGGTGCGAGAACTGGTCGTAGGGACGAAGGTGTTGACAGCCATCAGTTGGACCGCACCATTCGCTTCTTCATCTGCTCCTCCAACTGATCGGCCATTTGAGCCACAACACGCCGCACGTCGATGCCGTTGCTGGAGGGTGGCCCACCAGCAGCATTGATCACGAACTGGTTGTGGAAGACCATCCCGCCCGAACTACGGGACGATGCACTGTCGTTGACCATGAACTGGTCGTAGCTGCTCGGGCCGAAGGTGTTGGGGATATCGCCATATCCAGCTTCCTTGGCAGCCGCCAGGCCCAGCTGCTTGTTCTTCTCGCTCAGTTCAAGGCCAGGGCGGTACCCGAGCCAGGGGTCGAAGTCCGTGCCGCCACCCGACAGCGTGAACATCGCCTTCAGGTTGACGTAGGGGTCGAGCAACTCCTCGTTCTTGCTGATGCCGAACTGACGGCGTCGGTCGGGACCCATGCTGCCGAGCATGTTGATCTGCGTCAGGCCGTAGCTCAGGTCCTTGGAGCCGTTCGGGTCGTTGTGGAAAGCAGTCGGGTCCCAGTCGCTCTCCCGCTTGGCGATGCCGACGACGGTAGGGATCGCTGCGTTGGCGAACCCCGCCGCATGGGCGATCTTGGCCACCATGGCCCCGGTAGACAGCCCGGTGGGGTCGACGCCCAACACCTTCAGTGCTGCCGTCAGAGAGGTGGCACCCGTGCTGGTGAGGTCGCTACCACCTCCGCCGCCGCCTCCTCCGCCTCCACCTCCACCTATCGTGGACCACAGGGAGCCGAACCACGACTTTGCCTGCCCCTGCGACTGCAGACCGCCAAAGTTGAACGTGCCGGCCGCTCCGACCAGGGCGTTGTAGAGGCCAGGATCGAACCCCAGCGGGCCAGTAGCGCCAATGTTGGCACCGGGATCGTTCATCCCGAAGGCCCCCATGAACAGTGTCATGACGGCAGGGACGAGGCCACCAATGGCCGTTATGGCGGCATCCTTGGTGCTGAAACCGTTGAACAGGTTGAAGATGCCACCGAGGCCACCCAACGGGTTGTTGCCGATGGCAGTGGTACCAGCAGTCGCATACGTCGGGTACGGAGGGACGTAGACGCCGGCCGTCGATCCCTGCGATCCGGGGACCTGAGCCGGAGTCGGCCCCGTACCTCCGACAGCTGGAACATCAGCGGCCATGGCTGTCTGCCACACCCCCATTGAGCCGTTGTAGGTCCA